CTGGTTACCTCAGTCGCCTTGCGCTGCGTTTCAGCCTGCCGCTCCTGATCGTCGGCCATCGATCCCAGCGCCGTCGCCGCGGCAGTGTCGCCCGCCCGCAAGGCGGCCTGCTGGCGCTGGCGATAGTCGATCTGGACTGGCTTGCCGTTGAGGCCCGGCGGGAGGCTGGAGGGGTCGCCGCCGAGCAGGGCGCCGATCCGCTGCCGCTCGGCTTCCTTCTCCTGCAGCTCCCACCTGTGCGAGGCCATCTTCATCGCGAACTCCGGCGACAACTGCGCCAGCGCGCTCTGCGCCTGCGGATCCGACGGGTTGGCGCCGAACGCCGCCAGCGCGCTGCTGAGGCGCCGCTCCTTGCCCTTCGCCTGCCCGCGCTCCCAGCCCTGACGCCACATTGCCCCGGTGTCGACGGGCGTGAACAGGTTCCAGTTGATCGGCATCGCCTAGCCCCCGTATGCCGAGCCATAGCTCGCGTTGAGCCGGGCCTGATCCGCGGCGCTCATGCCGTAGCCGCTGCCGCCATAGCCGGTGTAGGCGCCGGGCGCAGGCTGTTGAGACTTGACATATTGCCCGGCGGCGTCGGCGATGCTGCCCGCGATCGAGCCGTACATGTTGGCCGTCCCCTGACCCTGCGCGCCATATATGTTCGACTGGTTGTCGGCGAGGTTCTGCCCGACGCCCATCACGGCTCCGGTTGCCGCGGTGTTGTAGCCCGCCATGCTGTTGGCGGCATTGGCGCCCAGCCCCTGCTGCGCCGCCAGCCGGTCCATCCAGCCGCCCAGCTCCTGATTGGCGATGTGGCTGGCACGGTCCTGCAGCGCGATCTGCGCCGCCGGGCTTTCGTAGTCGCTGCCGAAGTTGTTGGCGACCGCCCGCTGGGCCTCGTCCTGCCGCCACTGGTAGTCGCTCGAGTTGCGGAACTGGTCGAAGGCGCTGAGGGCGCTGGTCGGCTGTCCGGCGGCGTTCATCGCCCCTCCCGGCTGCTGGAGCGCGGCGTAGGGCGACGGTCGCTGCTGGTACATGAAGGTGTCGTAGGCCTGCCGCTCGCCGGGGTGCAGCAGGGACTTGGCGAAGGCCAGCTTCGCCTCCGGCGACCCGCTCATGCGGGCGATCTGCTGGCTCCGCTTGGGGCCGATGGTGTTGGTGCTGCCGTGGAGCAAATAGTCGAGCTGCGCCTGCGCGTCAGGGCCCGCCGCCGCGGCTGGCATCTGGGCCAATGCGCTGGGCGCCGCTCCGCCGCCGCCACCGGCTGGTCCGCCGAGCAGCATTTCCATCAGCACGTTCCCGGCGCGCATCCCGCTTTGGGCATAGGGGTCGAGATATTGGCCGCTGCGATCGAGGCCTGCGAAGGCCAGCTGCGTGTTGTTCGCTGCCGTCTGGGCCTGCGCCTCCAGAGCCCTCTTCTGGGCTTTCTTCTGCGCCTTGTTACCGAGGATGCTGGTGCCGATACCCGCGAGGGCGGCTCCGGCTGTTGCTGCTGCCATCGGCATGTCAAAGGCCTTTCATCTCGAACAGTTCGCAGACGCCCGTGGGGGAGTAGATCAGGGCCATCTGCACGATCCCGAGAGACCTGAAGCCAAGCTGACGATTGAACCACCTCGCAGGACGGTTCTCGACCGGCGGCGCCCGCCACAGTTTCTCGGCACCATATTCCTCGAACATGAGCCGGATCGCCTCGCGACCCTTGGCTAGGGCATCCTTGCCGCGCACGAGGTAGAAGCTGTGCGCTTCGTAGATCCCGGGCCCTCTCCAGTGAAAGAACTGACCGCCGCCCTCGTCGAACAGGAGGATGTTCTTGAGATCCGCCAACAGCGCGGTCGGATCCAGCACCTGATCGCCGGGGCCAATGGTGGGTCGAACGGTTGGATGATTGAGGATCGACGCGATCTCAGCAGCATCCTCGACCGTTGCCCGTCTAATTGCTCCGTTGCCACCGTATCGCCCCATCGTCTCTTTCCGTCAATCAGGGGATGACCTGCGCGCTCGCCCCTGCCGTGTAGCCGGATCCTGCTGGCGGACATCCGCCTGTCGTCGGGCCTGCGCCGTCGGCTGGCGTGGTGACCGTGCCGCAATAGTGGCGCCCGATCGCCCAGTTGTGCTGCGCCTCCTGAAGGTAGGGCGTGGCGTGATATTCGGGCGCGGCATCGGCCCGGCTCTCGTCGTCATAATAGACGCCGTACTTGGTGCCGAAGGCGAGGCCGGTGATGGTGCCGCCGGTCAGCGCGATCTGCACGGCATTGCTGTAGCGGCGGATGTGGCTGGGGATGCTGATCGTCACGCTGCTACCTACGTCCGTAGCAGTCAGGATCATGGTCGGGATGGTGAAAGACCCGAGGATCGCCAGCTGGTCGGCCATGCCGCCGGGAGCGGTGATGCCGGTGTCGAGGGCGTCGATGACGTTCTGCTGGATCAGGTCGTTGCGCTCGATCGCTTCCTTGACCTGCTGCCACCAGACCTGAAACGACGGCCAGCCCGGCTCGGTCGGCGGCAGCGGCGGAAGCTCCAGCCTAGCCACGCGCTCGACCTCCCGCCGGTTCGTTGATGAGGACGCCGGAGACGCGAAGCGGGGTCGGATCCGTCAGGCGGAAATCGATCATGCAGCCGGGCGCGTCGAAGTAGCCGAGGCGGCGCCAGCGCGGGCGCTTGCGATACTGCCCCTCGAGGCCCAGCGGAGCGGTCCGCCACATGCTGAAATTGTGCCCGCGATCGCGGCTGGTCCGCATCTCGATCTGGGGGATGACGCCGGGCCAGTCGTCGGCCTTGATGTTGCCCGGGTTGCACTCGATCTCGAGCAGGTCGACCGGGACCGATCCGCCCTTGATGGGGAAGCCAGCGGTGAATTCGCGGATGAGCTTCTCGCCGTCGTCGGTCCAGTCGTCGCCGAATTCATAGATCTTGCCGTCGGTGTCGGATCCGAACTGGACGCCGCTCTCCAGCATCGCAGCGCATTGCCCCAGAAAGTTACCGTGGTTGAATGTCGTGAATTCAGGCCACTCGTTGCCGCCCGCCGGATCGAACACCCATGTCCCGCCGTCGAGGCGGACGCAGAGGAAGCTGTGGCCTTCGAACAGGAAGGTGAACATGCGGTAGTGCGCGCTCTGGGCGATGCGTTCCTCGAGGGCGTGGTTGCTCATCCTCGTCGGGACGTCGGCCATGCGATAGATGACGCCGTCGTGCCCGACCCAGTGCAGCGCATTGTCGAACATGGTCGCCGTGCCGGTGGCGATGATGCCCTTCGGCGCCGTCCGCTGGATGATCCGCTTGAGCGGCAGGTTGACGTCGTTCTTGTCGTAGTAATGGGTCTCGGTGCTTTCCTCGCCGAGCAGGAAGAGGTTCTCGCCGATGCTCATGCAGTCGAGCAGGTCGTCGGGCATCGACTGGGCCGCGGCGTAGGATATCGCCAGCACGGAGCGGGCATTGTTGACCTCGGACCAGTAGAAGTGGTGCGACCCGTCCTTGAGGAAGATGAACATGCCGCCGATCGTGCCGCACACCGAGCGGACGTTGAAGCCGTCGGGCATGGGGATCGCGGCGAGATCTCCCTCGCGGTAGCTGTAGGCGGTCTGGCCGCAGGTCACGACCACTTCCATCTTGGAGTTGGCCCAGCGCGGGATCCCGTCGCCGTCGATCGGGCCGACCAGCGAGGTGCCGCGGTACAGCTCGCCGCCGCTGACGGTGAAGGCGTCGCCATTGAACAGGCCGGGCTTCTGGAAATGGTCGCGGATCGGGCCCTCGCCGACCTCGTACGCCAAGCGCAGGCCGGGCCTCGACAGCAGGGCGGCGCCGCTCTCAGCTGACGGCGAGGCCTCGGGGAACATGTTCTTCAGCTTCAGCTCGGCGAAGTCTCCGCGATCGCGCCGGTAGGCTCCATTGCCGTAGAGGATGTCAGGCATATGCGGCGTCCTGCGTCCACGGCTGGAAGACGATGCTGTCAGGCCGGTCGCTGTCGTACATCTCCTGCTCGAGGACCGCGGCGCGCTGCTTGACGTCGGCCACGGTCGCCTGATCGATCCGGCTGGCGCCGAACATCCCGGCGATGCGCGAGGCCAGCCCGAGGATCACGGTCTCGGCGAACTCTTGGCTTATGTCGATCGTCTCGCCGGGCTCGGTGATGGTCTGGGCCGCCCGCTGGAAATCGGCGTGCAGCAGGATGTCGACGGCAGGCACCGGCCAGACGTAGATCTGCACGCTGTCGGTGTCTCGCTTGACGTAGAAGCAGGTCGGGTTGCCGATCGCCGAGCGGTTGGGCATCGAGTAATATTCGTCGCGGTTCCACTGGGCGAGGATCCGCTGGTTGGTCGGGCTGACGATCTGCCGCACCGAGTTGATGTCGCGCACCGCCTGCTGAAGCGTGACGGCGCCGGTCCCGCCCGGGACGAGCAGGGTGCCGACCTCGTCGCGCCACAGATTGGCCTTCCTCGACCAGCCCTTCAGCATGGCGTTGAAGCGCACCATGCAGTCGATCATCTCGTGGCTGTCAGGATCCTCGCCCGCGTTCAGCACGCCAAGCTCGATCATCGCCTGCTGGACGATCTCGCCTGCGGTCAGGGGCCAGTTGTAGACGCCGCTGGTAGCCATGTCGGTCTCCTATAGATCCTCACCCGGTGGAATTGGATAGTCCTCGCGAAACACCGGCTCGGTGGCCGGGGCCGCGGTCGGCAGCGGGACGCCCTCCGGCTTGACCACCGGGGCCTTCATCTCGGCTGGTTTGGGATCGCGGCAGGTATCGAGGCAGACCCGCAGGCCGGTCCATTCCTTGGTCAGCTCATTGAGCCTCCGCTTGAAGCCGCAACGAGCGCATTCACCCCATGGAGCCGCCATGAAAATAATTCCTGCCTAATTGCAAAAGGGCTGTTGACACACGGACATTCCGTCCGTACTGAGGGTCTATCGGGCCGCACGGCCACCATACAGAGGAACGAACAAATGCCCAAGACCATTCACACCGCCACTGCTCCCAACGGCCAGACCTTCAAGCGCACCTCGCAGAACCGGGTCTACAGCCACATCGCGCTGGGCCGCCGCTGTAAGGTCGAAGCCCTGCGCCGCGCCAACTCGAAAGAGGCTCAGGTCTCCGATGGTCGCAACTGGGACTATTACAACAACTGCGCCACCGGGAAGGCGACCTACTCGGCCTACGTCCTCAGTGGCTCGCCCGAGTTCGTGGCGAAAATTAAGGCCCGCGACATCGAGAGCGGCAAGGAGTTTCTCGCCAAGCACCCCGATCGCGCCGCCTACATCGCCCAGCAGCATGCCGAGCGCCTCGCCAATGTCGAAGACACCAATTTCGACCTGTGGCTCGACCTCGGCTGGGCCAGCCGCACCGACCTCGCCCTCAAGAACGCTGCCAGCCACGCCAGCAAGCCCTACTGGGCCGAGACCATCATCGTCGAGGCCGTCACCAAGTAATCAACCGGGGGCTTCGGCCCCCACCACACCGAAGGAGAACACCCGTGAACGTCGAACTAGTCACCCTGATCGGCAAGCTGGAAGCTGCCCACGAAGACGCCATGAAGCTGGCCCAGAAGCAGCGCAATGGCACCATCACCCAGAAGCGCCTGCTCGCCGCCTTCTCCCTGATCCGCAAGGCGCAGGACGAGATCACGATGGCGGGTGCTGGCCTGTAAAATAATTGCAAATGAGCTGTTGACAGGTGGACAGGCTGTCCGTAAAAGGGGTTATCGGGCCAAACGGCCCACCGACAAAGGGAACTTGAAAATGACCTTCGAACCGATCTCAGACCTCGAAATCGCCGCCCGCAAGCTGCTCCACGACGACAACCGCGAGTACCGCATTTTCGAGGGGCAGGCCCGCAACAGCATCCGCGTCGCTTTCAAGGCCTGCTGGTGCGGATCCTACGAGCCGCATGAGGTCGCCCGCATCATCAAGGGCGTGCAGGGCCTCGACATCAGCGTCGACGTCATCAAGCAGACCCTCACCAAGATGGTCCGCGCCAAGACCCTTCGCAGCCGTCTGATCGGCGGTCTGCGCCACTACGAACTCAACTACTAGGATCCAGCACTGGCCCACGGCCAACCGAAAGGGAGAATGAAATGACCGCGCACACCGAAGAGTTCACCTTCACGAGGGCCTTCAGCCTCGACGAAGGCACCGGGACCAAGCTGAACGTCAGCGTGACCCACACAACCGCCACCGGCAAGTTCGAGAGCGTCACCTTCTGCGATCCCGACCGCGACCAGATGGTCAGCGTTCCCGCGGATCTGTGGGACCGCGTTGTCGCCGCCGTCGAACGCCAGAGGGAGTTTTAAATCATGAAGGTCTACCTATCCAAAGACGGGCGGTTCGAAGCCCCCGGCAAGCAGAGTAAGGGCGCCGAGAAGATCGACGTCCCGACCGACACCGCCGGGCTGGTCGACTACCTCAACGAACTGACCGCCAACGTCCCGCCGCAGGACGCGCTCGAGTTCGAGCCCGCCCCGCCACCGACCCGCGGACCGGATCCCGAACTGGTCAAGATCGGCGAGACCCTGCGCCAGACCAGCTGGACGACCGACAGCATCGTCGACTTCATCCTCGACGGCGCCACCGTCTCTCAGGTCGAGCGGCTGTTCTCCTGCATCGGCACCCGCTTCGCCGAACTGGTCAAGGGGGTGCGCGCATGAAGATCCGCCGCCCGCGCCGTCTCCCATTGCTGGAGGCGGCGCTCGAGATGGAGGCGCCGCTGGGCCTCTGCATCCACCGCTCCGCCGCCTTCGTGTTCGACGCTCCCGGCTCGATCCTCGTCTTCGGCACCATCCAGCCGGTCGAGCGGTCGGAGGCCGTCGAGGGCGACAGCGCGGTGCCGTTCATCCACTGCTGGGCCGAGTACCGCGGCCATGTCATCGCCCCGACCACGATCGAGCGGACAGGCGGCAAGCTCTGCCCGCTGACGAAGGCCGGTTACTACGCCATAAACGGGGTCTGTGACGTCCACACGCTGACCCGGCCCCAACTGCTCGCCCTCGATCGCCAACACGGTCTCAGGCGCGCTCTGAGGCTCAACACCGAGTGCCGCAGCGGCGCCAGCTTCGGCGGCACCCTGCTCGATGCCGCTGGCGTGGCGTGGAAGGATTACGGCGATGGCGGCGTCGTGCCGATTTATGTCGAAGACCTCGAAAATAGTGCTTGACGACCGGACATGGTGTCCCTAGAGAGGGGTTATCGGGCCGCTGGCCCATCCGACCACGGAGACACGAAATGTACGACATCCAGAACACCATCCAAGAGCTAGAGTTCGCGATCAAGGGCATCGCCCACATCCGCGCCAACCTCGCCAACCAGACCCGCACCAAGCAGGGCCGCTACAACGTCGACCAGCAGCTGGAAATGCTCTCTGCCCGCGTCCGCCTCGGTCTGCTCACCCTGCAGCAGGAAGCCAAGTAACATGACCTACCTCACCGCAGCCCCAGCCCCCACTGCCGCCCAGCTGGCCGAGATCGAGAAGCTGCAGAAGCAGGCCTCGGACGCTCTCCGCCGCCGCGAGGAAAGCTGGGAGCGCAGCGACACCGACGGCTTCCTCAGCCAGTGGGCCAACGGCATGACCGCCCAGCTGAACGACGCCAAGGTCGCGATCCTGAAGAACGGCGGCTACGCCCGCTTCCGCGTCCTGTGCGACGGTGACGGCAACGTCGTCTCGACCAAGGAATATTGGTTCACCAACCCCTACAGCTTCGTCCGCGAGGGCAAGTGGCGCCTGCCCGAGAGCCTCGCCGACGGTCTGGGCCGCAAGTGGATCCCGGTCGGCGACAAGAGCCGCATCCAGAAGCGCCTCGGCCTGCACGAAGAGAGCCGCTGGTTCCCGGCCTACGCCGAGATCACGGGCGGAGGCAAGGGCCTCGGCGGAGCCGCCTCCTGCTACGTCGGCACCTTCCAGAAGGCCGCATGAAATAGTTGTTGACGCCCGGTCAGAATGTCCGTAATGGATGTCCTACCGGGCCAGTGGCCCATCCGAACTGGAGAGTGAACATGGAAAAGTACATCCGGGTCAAGGCTTGGCTCCCCTGCCGCACCAGCAAGAGCTACGGCTTCTACCCCACCCCCAAGTACATCGGCCAGATCGTCAACGATGACGGATCACTCACCGACGTCACGGGCAAGTGCGGCACCCGCCGGGCGGCTTTCCTCCGCGCCCTCAACATCCTCAACCAGCGGGGCTGCAAGTAATGAGCTACGTCCACATCCGCACTTACACCGACGCCCGTCTGGCAGACCTGATCCGCTCCCACGGGCGCGGCGGCGACGGCGAGATCGATGTCTCTTTCCTCGCTGCGCTGACCGCCGAACTGGTGCGGCGTGGCACCAGCTACATCTCGAACAAGGGGTAATTTCATGGCCGACATCCGCATCCAGAACGAGGGGACGATCTTCCTCTTCACCCCGATCTCCGACGAGGCGATCGAGTGGTGGGAGACCCATGTCGAGGAAGGCATGACCTACTGCGGCGCGCATGTCGCCGACCACCGGCCCGCCGCGGCCATCATCGACGGCCTGATCGAGGCCGGTTTTGAAATCGAAGGGATCTGACAATGGAACGACTGACTACCAACGACCAACTGCGGGCCGCCAAGCGCGACTGGGCGCTGGCCCAATGCGCCAAGGAGAAGGCGGCGGTGGCCGACCTGATCATCGCCGCGGTGCGCTCGACCAAGGGCCGCATCATGGACGATCCCGGCAACGACGCCGCCCAGCGGATCAACCAGTTGCGCGGCGTTCGCCGTCTGGTCGCCTCGCTCGGCGATGCGCTGGTCACCAAGGATCCCGGCTTCGACCTGCCGCGGTTCTTCAGCGACTGCGGGTACGGCTCGTGAACGGCGCCTACTGGCTGAACCGCCGGGTCAAGATCGCGGCATGGACGGACCTGTTCATGCGCGGCGAGACCCACGCCACGGTCATCAAGGTCGGGCACAAGATCCTCACCGTTCGCGGCGAGCGGTCGGGCCGCCAGTTCAAGTTCCGGATCCCCGGAGACGAGGCAAACCCGGCCCTGACCATCTGTTGACAGGGGGACAGGTTGTCCCTACTGACAATGTTACCGGGCCATCTGGCCCATCACTCAGGAGACTGAAAATGACCATCACCAAATACACCCACAGCAACATCGGCCTCGTCACCCGTGTCGACGCCATCACCGAGGATGGCGAGCGCGTAAACGTCGCAGCGTTCGACAACAACGAGGGCGGCAAGTTCGCCTTCGGTTGCTTCGTCGACGGCCTCGCCCGCGATCGGGCCGCACCGTCGCTCTTCAACGAAGACACGGGCGAGTACACCGTCGGCACGATGGGCCAGCTGGTCGGCTGATGTACGTGATCCGCCGCACGGATCAGGGGGGCGGCTTTGTCGCTCCCCCGGGATCCAAGAAAGCCTACACGTTCCAGCGCCTGCGGGCGCGGATCTTCAAGACGCGGGAGGCCGCCGAGGCTGACCGCTGCGTCGACAACGAGGTGGTCGAGCCGCTGCTCCAGTGCCTCGAGGTCATCGTCGTTGATGGGAGGAAGCATTGACCAGATTTCAGAAGGGACAGGCATATTCGGACCGGCTGGTCGAGAAGCGCCGGGAGGCAATCGAGGAAGCCATCAAGGGGGCGGCCAGCGTGACGGTCGCCCTGAAGCGGCTGGAGAAGCTGGAGAAGGATCCGAGGTTCGCGGCCTACAATGTCGCCAGCCTCAACAACAAGGGGCGCCTGATCCTTCGTATGAGGCACGAACCATGAAGTACACGATCGTAAAGCTGATCGACGGCTACGGGGTAAAACCCGACAACACTGAGTTGCCAATCAGCGTCCACGAGACCCAGCGCGAAGCCGAGCGCGCTGTGCAACGCTACAAGGCAGCAGACAAACGCAGGGAGGGTTAAGCCATGGGCTACACGCATTACTGGACGCAGACGCGGGATTTCACGCCGCAGGAAATGAACAAGATCAACGGGGAGCTGCTCGACATCGTCAAGGTCAGCGGGATCCCGCTCGGCGGCTGGGATGGCACCGGCTCGCCGGAGTTCACGACCGAGACGGTCGGCTTCAACGGCAAGGGCGATGATGATGGTCACGAGACCTTCCGCATCAACGCCACGCGGAAGCTGCCGTTCGAGGGCGCCTCTCCCGACCGGCTCGGCTGGGCCTTCTGCAAGACCGCGGCCAAGCCCTACGACATCGTCGTCGTGGCGTGCCTGACCGTGCTGGCCGCCAAGCATGGCTTCGACGTCTCCAGCGACGGCGGGGCGAAAGACTGGGAGGATGGCGTCAAGCTCGCCTCCAAGGCTCTGGGCGAGATCTTCACCAACCCAATGAGAAGGGAAGAGGCAGCATGACACAGGACGACATCAGGCGGATCCGGAAGGGCATGGGCATGTCGCAGCGTCAGCTGGCGCAGGCCCTCCGCCTCGGCCCCAATGGCGATCGCACGATCCGGCGGTGGGAGAGGGGAGTGATCCCGATCACCGGGCCAGCCAGCCTCGCCCTCGAGTATATGGAGAAGGAGAATGGCAAAAAGCAAAGAGCAGCTGGAGCATGAAGCCCGGCAGTTTTACGAGCGGCAGCAGGCACGGGGACCGAGCGCGATCCCCGTCGGCGCCTGCATCGTTCGTCCCGGCAGCAAGGGCGTGATCGGCATCAAAGCGGTGCCGGTTGCGCCTGATCCTGAGAAGAAAGCATAGCGCCGCCTCCCAGTAGGACGCCGGTCCACACTGGGAGGCCTTTCAGCCCGTTCTTGGTGACCCAGTCGCGCACCGCCGCGGGCCCGCCTCGAGCCAGCAGATCCCGCAATTTCTGGACGTCTGGCCGCAGGCTGGTGGCAAGCTCGGCGGCATATTTCTGGCGCACCTCGTTGCGCGCTGCGACCTCCGCCGGATAGTCCGACGTCGCCAGCCGCTGCTCCAGCCCCGGGATGCTCCCGGTGGCCTCCAGCAGGCTCTTGGTGGCCTCCCCGGTGCCTTGCTCTTCGGGCAGGTTCGAAGGGGCATAGTTGCTGTCGAACCGGCCCAGCTTGCCGCCGTTGCCCTTGCTGAATTCCTTGACCTTCTTGGCCGCCGCCGCGGTGTCGTCGTTGAAGCTGGTGACGACGATCCCGCCGTCGCCATTGTCGACCACGTCGAGGCCTGCGGCGACCGCCTTGTCCATCGCCTCCTGACGTCCCTCCGGACCGAAGTAGAGGCCGTTCAGCTGCCCTGCCTTGTGGGTGGATACCTGCGGCACGAAGATGTTGGCGCCGACACCGTGCTGGACGTTCTCGATACCGAACAGCTGCCCCGCGGTGAGCATGGCGTTGCGGCTGTGGGGATCCATCGCCGGGCCGCCCTTGGATCCGCCGACCATCTCCGGCGACAGGCCGACCAGCGGGCGATCCATGAAGGCCGGGTTGCGCTGCAGGCCCTCGACCGGGTCGTTCCAGAAGCCCTCGCCGCTGACGGTCGGGCGCTGGTACAGCTGCATCGACGACAGCACCGAGTTCTTGGGGTTGCCGCCAGCCGCGGCCATGTCGGCAGCGAAGCGTGCGTTCAGCTCCGGATCCGCGCTCATGCCCGGGAACTCGCCGAGGCCTCCGCCCGGCGTGAATTCCCGCGACAGGATCGCCGTGTTGCGCTCGATGCCGCTGCCGATGCCCTGCCGGGCGTAGACCAGCGCCTCTTCCTCGGTCGGCGGCGTGGCGCGCTTCCCGGCGGCGTACTTGGCGTTCTCCTTGTTGAGGAAGCTCTGCTTGCGTTCCTCGACCCAGACCACCTCCTGCATGTTGGGAACGGACGCATCGGGAGGCAGCGTTCCGGCTGCGCGGGCGCGATCGGTCGCCAGTACGTTCTCTCCGGTCAGGAAGGCATGCTCATTGGGCTGGAAAGCGCGATCGAAGGCGGCCTGTCCCGGCTCGGGAGCGTAGCCATAAGCCCGGCCCTGCCACAGGTCGTTCGCCGCGGCCCAGCCCATCGGCACGGTCGGATCCTTGGACGTTGCGTACGGGCCGGTCTTCTTGCCGAGCGTGATGTCTTCCGGGGTCAGGTTGATGAAGCCGCTGTTCTCGCCGACGTCGCCATAGCCGAGGTTGGCCGCCTTGGCGCGATCGCCGGTCGTGACCTGTGGCTCTAGGCCGGTCAGGACGCGCTCGTTGTGGTGCCGGAGCCAGAAGTTGGTCTCGTCGACCGGCGAGGCCTGCGGGCTGTAGACGGCGCCGCCGCGGGCGAACAGGCTCGCCATCTCCGGCGTGTCGCTGACCTCGTCGATGATGCCGCGGCTCTTGTCGTACCAGCCGAGACCCTCTTGGTTCGCGTTGGCGATCTTGGCGTCGAGCGCGTTGCGCCAAGCCGCCAGCGCGTTTGGCGCAACGCCCGGCGACCCCATGACGTTGCCTTCGGCATCGAGCCGCAGGTGCTTCCCGGCGGTGGCCCGCTCGAGCGCACCGGCATAGTCGGTGACGCCTTCGAACGCCCGCTCGAGCGCCGGTTGCCTGCCGCCAGTGATCTCCTCGCTCGCCTGCATGGTGGCGCCGGTCAGGTCGAGCGGCTGGTCATTGCGCTTGAGGATGTCGAGCTTGCTGTCGTCGAACACGACGTAGTTGCGGGTGCCTTCGCCAGCGCCTCGCGAGCCTTGATCGAGGTAGCGGATGCCCGCCAGCCCGGCATCCCGCGCCGCCTGCGCCGTTTGCGGGGACGAGGCATTAACCCCGCGCGTCTGGGAGAGGATCTCGCCCGCCTCGAGGTTCTTGAAATTGTCGATCTGCCTGTCGTAGGTCGTGCCGAGATAGCGCGTCAGTTCGTTATTGAGGAATGTCTTGGCCTTCTCCGACTGCTGATCGAGCGGCTTGTCCCAGTCGATGAAGTCTTCAAGCTCGGCCTTGATATTGGTCTCGTAGAGGCTGCCCCCGGTCGATGGCTTTGCGGTCCTCAAAATATCCGCCGCTGCCTTGACGATCGGCTGGTATTCGTCGGCACCCCTGAAAACATGCTCCAGATTGGCGGCGGCGTTGTCTCCGTGGCGGGCGAGCATGTCGGCGGCGGCTCCAGCGACGTTGTGGACTTTTACATCGGCGCCATGCGCCTCGGTCAGGCGCGCAAAAATAGCGTCGGCTGCCTGCTGGTTAGCAAGAGGTCCGCTTCCAAGATCTATCGTCCCGCCTCTTTTGAGCGCGTCCCGGTAGCTCCTCGCCACATCCGGGTTCTCCGAGAAATACAGCCCATGCCCGTACGCCTGCGCGCCCTCTCCCATGCCGATCTTGCTGCTGTCGAAGCGGTCGAAATCATGGGGCGAGCCGTGGTAGGCGGTGATGTCCATCTGCGCTGGCAGGGTCTGGTCGATCTCGAGCGGTGTGGTCAGGTCTTCACTCAGCTGCGGGCCGCGACCCGGGCGAGGGTCACCAATGATCGGCTCGGCCCGCTTGACGTTCTGCAGCTCGTCGGGGACGTCCTGCGTCAGCCACGGCGGCGTGTCGCGCATCTGCTTCGCGATGGCCTCTGGATCCCAGCCGAGCGCCTTGTAGCTCTGCTCCATTTTCAGCCGCTCTTGGACGTTGCGCGCCTCGGTCTCGCCCGCGCTGCGGCGATAGCCCTCGTAATTGGCAAGCTCGTTGATCTTGTCGTCGAACGCCCTCAGTTGGCGCTTGACCGCCGGGTCGTCCCAGATCTCATCCGGCAGCGTATCGAGCAGGTCGGTGAAGCTCTTCTTCGCCGCCTCCGCCTGCTCGACATTTGGGCCTCCCCAGATCGGAGGATGCTCTCCCACTCTGGCGCCCATCGGGAAATCTTCGGTGACCTGCGGCAGGCCGTGCTGCAGCTCATGGGCCGCGGTCGACACTATCGCTGGCTTGGGCCGGTTGGCGTTGAGCGTCATCACATGCGGGTCTGGGTAATAGGCGCCCGCGCTCTTGCGGCCCCCGATATGGCCGCCGACGCGCAGCGGATTGCCGAAGATGCCACCGCGAAACTCGGGGTAATTTTCCTCAAGCACGGGGTGCGAGATGACGTTACCGGCATTGGTTGCCTTGCCCCTCGCAGGCAGGATACCCTTCTTGACGTTCAGCCCGAGATCCGAGATCTCGAACTTCCAGTCGCCGTGCTGGTTGAACCACCCGGTCTCTTTCCAGATCTGCTCCCTGTCGGCGCCAGCATCGGCCATCAGCTTGGCCTTTTCCAGCATCTGGAGGTTGGCCTTCTTTGCGCTGGGGCCGAGGAACATCGACAGCGCGGATCCGCCCTTGGCGAGCGCGGGCAGGGCGAACTTGGCGCCACCTGCCAGCGCCATCCCGGCGGCGTGACCGGCACCGGGGACGAGGTCGAGCGCGGCCATGCCGAGGTTGCCAGCGGCCTCGCCGAGGCGCCCGCTGGTGAGATCCTGATAGCCCTCCGTGGCGATGTCGAGCGAGCCGTAGGGGGTCAGGTCGAGGGCGTCGGCGATCGACCCGCCGATGTGCCGTGCGAGGCGTGGATCCTCGACACCTGCCGCCTTGGCGAGGCCCGAGGCGCCTTCCTCGGCGATGTCGCGGAAGCTGGTCTCGCGGTTGCGGATCTCACCCTGATCGGCGAGGCGGTTCTTCCAGTAGCTCGGGGCGCTGGTCGGCCTGACCTCCTCGAGCGGAGCGGTGACCTCCTTGGCGGTCTTGCGCTTCTCGAACCCGGCCAGCGCGCTCTTGGGCGCCGCGGCCTGCTCGAAATAGCGGGTGGGCTCGACGCCGATGTCCTTGAGGTCGCGGGTGAGATCAGGGCTGACCTTCGAAGCCTGCTCGGCGATCGCATCCCGCAGCATCTGCTTGGTCGCATTGATCGGGACCGTGATCTGCACGATCGGGCCGCTCGCGAGGCGGATCGAGCGGGTGACCTTGCCCGGCATGGGCTACCGCCAGCCGGGGAACTGCGGCCTTTGTCCCCGCCAGTCCTGTATCTGGCCGCGCCAGTCCTGACGCACATCTGGCGCCCAGCCGCTGCGCGGACCTTCGGGACGGTCGGGGCGCAGGCCGCGCCAGTCCTGCATCTGCTGGCGCCAGTCGGCGAACTGCTGTGGAATACCCTGTGGACCGATCGTTAACGGCGCAGGCTGACCGAAGGCACCGAGCGCGCTTGGCTGCTGCAGTGCCGGGTCAACCGGCGCCGGAGGCGTCCCGGGCGGCATCGGGGGCTGCATCCCGGGCGCCCCACCCATCATACCACGGAGCTTGCCGAAGCCCTGCCAGCCGCCACCGCCGAAATTGCCTGCCAAGCCCGCCAGCGCATTGTTGTTGGCGTAGCTGGTCATCGGCATCTGGCCTTGGTCGAACATTGCCTACCTCCAGCCGCGAGTTGGCCCCGCCCCGAAAGGCAGGGCCGCCCCCGCGTGTTAGACGCCAGTGTTGCCGTACACCGACCGCCAGTCGCCCCAGCCCGCCGAATAGCGTTCCGTGGCCTTGTGCTTGCGGTTCTCGGTATCGAAATCCTCGTCCTTTTCGAGGTCGAGGGCGCGGCGCTGATAGCTGATCAGGCCGTCCGGCACGTTGGTCTGGAGGAACCAAGCATCGAGGTCGTCAATGTAATGGTTGATGACGATCTCAGGCACTAGCCCGAGGGTTTTGATCGCATTGACGTCGTTGTTTGGCGTGTTGACCCGAAGCTCGCTCTCGAGGATCCGGGTGGCTTGGAAGATGTTCGCCGGGCCAGTGATCAGGCGGACCGCCTTCAGGGCGACCGGCATACCGGCGCTGTTCTTCGCCGTGTTGATCACCGTCAGGGCATCCTCGAGGGCCGCTTCCGAGATGTCAGCCGGGGTCAGCAGATTGCTCTGCAGGCCGTTGACGGTCGGGTGGCTGGCGCTGAAGAGGGTGACGCCGTCACCTCCGACATAGCCCGCCGTGAAGCCGCGGTTGAGGATGTTGGCGTGGACGATCTCCTTGGTGGTCGACATCGACCACGGCAGCATGCGGGCGTTGCTCTCCGCAACCTCCTGATACTGGCCATCTTCCTCCGCCTCGCGGGTGATGATGTAGCCCAGACCATAGGTCACATGCGTGAAGATGGTCGCCGGGCCTTGCCCGGGTGCATCATAGATGATCGATCCGCCCTCGGGCTTGACCGCCGCGAGGCCCATGCCGGTAACTTCCAGCACCTTCTCATAGGCCTTTTTGGATTTGCGGACGTCGAAGATCCGAGAATATTCGCGATCCAGCTTCTCGTAGGTGTTGCCGAAGATCGCTTGGATGCCGGGCCATAGAAGGTCGGGCATCGATGAACGGGTTACGGTTCCCATGTCTCAGCCCTTTCTAGTAACCGAGCGAAGCGTGAGCTTCGGTCGAGAAGTTGATCTTCACCAGCACCTTGTCGTACTGCCCGATCTCGTTGCCGACCCGGGGCACGAGGCCCATGATCTTCAACGGATGGGTGGCGGTGGCGGCCTTGACGCCGAGCGTGAAGCCCGACCGCTTGGTATAGGCATTGCCCGTACCAACGACCATCAGGGCGTTCATCCCGACATCGGCAGCGACCGTTCCGCCCGCCACGCTGTCCTGAATTTCATAGACCGCTTCAGGGTCTGTGGCGCACAGGACGTAGGCAGCGGTGTTGGCGGCGCGATAGCCGACCATGTTCGTGGTGCCGTCGGGGACGAACCCCTGCACGACACCCGTGATCGGACCGGCGGCGACAGCGCGAATGACGGCGGCGGTCCCAGCGGCGTCGGCCTCGCCCGTCTTGGCGACAGGATCGCCAATGTACAGGGCAGTGCCGTCAGTGGCCGGGACGTAAAACATCTCCAGCCCACCGTTGTGTGGTCCGCTCGCCGCATCCCGCAAAGGCCGTAGCCCGAACGGAGTGTTTTGATTGGGCATAAGGTAGCTTCCTTACTCGAGGATCTGGTTCCCCCGCCCGATCGCAGATGCCTTGTCGACGTATATTTCAGCGCCAGCTTGACCTTGGATCGGGGCGAGGATCTCGCCTTCCGCGGTCTTGACGAGCGTCTTTCCCTTGACCATCCCCTGCTCGATCTTCCGACGGCGATCCTCCTTGGCCTTGCGGTCCTCTTGGATGAACTCATTCGGTTTCGACAACAGGTGTGCCTTCAGCGGCGTCCCATCTTGCTTGGTGCCGACTATCACGGGATCGACCCCGGCAACCTTGTCCCAGTCGTCCAGCTTGGTCAGCTGGTGCATGCGGTTGCCTTCGTCATTGACCCATCGCGGGGAGCGGCCTTCTGCGGCCAGCTTCTCTGCGATTTTTTCGGGGATCCCCAGCTTCAGGGGTACTCCGAATGCCGTGTCGTCACGGCGGCGGCGGCGCTGTGCCACCTCTTCCTTGCGCCCTTGGCGCTGAGTTTCCTCGGTCATCGCTTATGCTCCTGCCTTCACGTTTTGCCAATACTGCTTGGCGTAGGCCTCGACGTTGGGGATCACCCCGCGCTCGGCCATGTCCTTGGCGACCTTCTTGGCCTCCTGCGGCAGGTCGGCATAGGTCGACCC